CATCTTCCATTTCCTCTATAAAATCTTCAATTTGTAATTTTGCATTTTCAAATCCTGCCGTGATAATAACATTTTGGTTAATGCTTTGTAAATAATTGTGCCAGTCCTTCTGTTCTGGCGACACTCTACCGCCGCTAATTTTCTTCATTTCGATCCACAACATCCACGCCGGGACGTACAGGTCTGGAACTCCTCGCATGACTCCCTCGGCCTTTAATCGTGCCGCAGTCGCGATATTTCTTTGACCGCCGTTTGGTATTGCAATGATCCTTATTCCTTTGTAGTTTTTCCGAAACCAACTTACAAATTCTCGCTGCTCAACGTGTTCAGAGCGACCAGTCCCTTTTGACGACTTTGTAGTATTTCCCTTCTTTCCGAAAACGTATTTCATCAGGGCAGTTTCCTTTATTCATTTCAAAACAAATATCATCTAATGACGCTGCATCTAAAAATTGAAAATTAATATTAGACTTGTTAGCAATTTCTGCTAACTTAATTGTAGCCCTATTACCGACAAAACCGGGATGCGTCAGTGGAAAATATTCTGATATGACTGGATCGCTTAACAGCTTAGAGTAATATTGAACTTTCACCATATTCTTTCCACTGGCCCTAGAGGTATGCGTTGACCACAACCAAGATTCTACCGAGAGCGCATTGCTTTCGCTGCCCATTATGTCAATATCTGACAGACGGTACTTTTTTTCTTTTGGCGGTGGGAACTCATATCCACAGTCTGGGCAAACTTTAACAGCTGGCGCAATTAAACTGTCACACTCTGGACAAGTCTTTACTGGCGCCTCTCCAGTGCCTTTACCGGCCTTGTTTGGCGGCTGAACATTTGTGATCGGCCCATGCATCTGCACAACGCCAGCAAAATCTAGCACCAAACAATGATCGGTATGGCTTTTAATGCGCATACCACGTCCAGCCATCTGCACATACAGCCCGGCAGACATTGTGGGCCTGATCATGGCGATTAAATCGATGTCTGGATAGTCGAAGCCGGTAGTCAAGACGTTGGCGTTTGTAAGCGCTCTCAGGCGCCCAGACTTAAAATCGGCAATCATGCGCTCTCGCTCGATCTTAGGCGTCTCTCCGGTGATGCATTCCGCAGGGATGCCAGAGTCCACCAGCAGATCTTTAATGGCGTGAGCGTGGTCTACGCCAGCGCAAAAGAACAACCATGCCTTGCGGTCGCCAGCCAATTTAATCACTTCGCGCACGACTTCCGCGTTTGTGTGCGACTTATTGATTGCGGCTTGCAACTCTTTCTCGATGAACTCGCCGCCTCGACGATGTACGCCTTTGACGCTCAGTTGCGTTCCTGTCAGTTTAGAGCGCAGCGGTGCAAGGTATTTATCCTCGACTAGCGCCTCGATACTGGTTGGCTCAATCAGGTCATGGAATATGCCTTCGTCATCGGTCAGCATACCGTGACCAAGTCTGTACGGCGTCGCAGTCAGTCCGACAACGCGCAACGCAGGATTAATAATCTTAAGCGCATCGATTAGTTTACGGTAACTGGTATCCGTGTTATGGGATATCAGGTGCGCTTCATCAACAATCATCAAGTCAATATGCCCTATTTCGTGGGCCTTGTTTCTGATAGACTGAATGCCTGCAAACGTGATTTTGCAATGGGATTCTTTACGCCCAATTCCTGCCGAGTAGATGCCAAGCGGTGCGTCGGGCCAGTGCAAAAGCATTTTTTCCGCATTCTGCTCAATTAATTCCTTGACGTGTGTCGCCATTAAGATACGAGTGTCAGGCCATTTTGTTATCGAGTCCTGACATATGGCTGCAACGACGTGCGACTTTCCACTGCCGGTCGGCAAAACAATGCACGGATTTCCGTGCCTGTTAAACCGAAACCATTCGTATAGTTGATCAATCGCTAAGTTCTGATACTTTCTCAGCATTTAAGTCGTCCATTTTATCAAGTTCATCAGTTACAAGTTTTGCGTATCCTTCTATGTCGAGCCATGAGTCTCGAAGGAAGTAATTGCCGCACAGGATACGAGCCAGTTTGTTGCAGATCATGTCTAGGCTTTCGTTCATGTAAGCAGGCATCGTTTTGTAGTTTGGCGACTCTCGAATGGTTCGCTTTAAGAGCTGGCTGGTCTTACTGACATAAGTGTAATGTCCATATTGTCCGTGACGCTCGGCTAGTGTGCTTTCTATATCTGTTTTAATCATCCTGATATCTTGCCTCCAAAATTAGATCTTAAATTTCCAATAAACTCGTCTGGACTCAGACAAGCATCCGTATTGCTAACAAGCTCACTGCTTGCAAAACAATCTTTTCCATTGCCGTTCTTAATAAACTGACCGTTAATCTCAAACGTGACAACATTTGGATCTTCGCCTTCCATCCTCGACCAAGGCACAACGTCTCGGTGCAGTATGTGATCCTCGCAGCCTTTGTGCTGAAAATCCTCGGGAATGTTGTCCGCGTTGTGTCTGTTGCACGTCCAAGTGCCATTGTCTTTCGGCTCTGAGTGGGCGCACGTCCGACAATTAATTTGCTTGGTCGGTTTGTTTTCGTGGCAGATATGTTTCGCCGGACACATCTTGCAAGCAAACCAAGTTGGATCGCTCGACAGTCTTGGCGGCGCTTCCATTGACGTCGCAATCCATTCTCCCTTGCGTAGTAAACGCTCGGCAAACTCTTTGTCGAACTCGACGATCTCGGTGTACATTTCGTCGTTGTCCTTGCAAACGGCAACGTACAATGCTTTATGTATTTCTTTTCCAAGCATATACACTTGCATCTGTGCATAGTGCATAGGCTTAGACTCTTGAACGCCTTTCCTCGAGACGGCGTCAAAAGAGCGTTTGTTATGAGTTTTAAATTCTGCTAAAAACTCTTCCATCTCATGACCGGGGACGCCGCTCTTGATCACGCCATCAACTGATCCGCTAACGTGTCCGCCAAACTCAACACGAGCCTGATTGTTGCCAACGTCACGGATATCGATACCGATTGCTCGCAGGTCACTGACAATGGTGCGTTCCTCATCGTGGCCTCGACGGAAAAGGCGGCGGATACGACCGGGGAAGTTTTCTTTGAACGTCCATCTGAATAAGTACCAAAGCGCTCTTTCGCACTTATTTCCGAGCAAAGAGCCGCCCATGTGTCCACGCTGCGTATCAGTTTTCTCTTGATGGTACCTGTCGATCAGCTCTACAATTTTGCTCATGCGTTCCCTTAAAAAAAGAGGGCCGAAGCCCTCTGTTTATTTAGCCCAAGGCGCGGTCGCACCGTTGGATTTTTTACTTGGCGGCGGCATATCAGATCCACCTTCCATTGGCTTCCAATCTCGGACATCGTTCGAGGCCGCATATTGCTCAGTTGCAGCCCTGATTGTTGCCTTGATTTTTAAGTCCATACCAACCAACTCATCGCTGTCCTTTGGTAAAGCGCTCATGCCGCCAGCCATAGCAATCTGACTTAATTGCTTACGACCAATTGACTCGGCTGTCGCACTTTTATTGTTGATGGTGATGTTGCCAAAAACAACACGTCCAGCGTAGTCACCACCAATTATATCGTACCTGAGCGACAAAAAACGCCCGTCTCCTTTCTTGGTTACTTTAATCTCGGCGCCCATAATGCGAGCGTCGTACCAGCCGTCGGGGATGGGTGAGTAGTCTCGAGGTGAATCGTCTACTACTAAATCGTGGCTATCAAATTCTAAATCCATTTATTTCTCCTTAGTATTTGTAATTGCAAATGATGGTCTGCTCGGCGTCGTTGTAATGGCGTCTAACAGAGGTTTGGTGATGCTCTCGTCCGCGTTGCGCCAGCTCTTCATATCTAACTCTGGCTTCCAACGGAACAAAGTGCTTAGGTGATCCGACAGGCCATGCTCCGCCGCCAGATCTTGTAGCTTTCCAGAATCAATCTTGCGATTTAATCTGGTGGTTATCTTGACCGATAGATCGCCATCGATAACGCGCGTCGTGCCATCAACACTGTCGTCAACTTTCAGAAGCTCTCGCATCTTGTCTTCCAAATCCCGACGATCTTGTACTGCCTTACGCTCTGTTTCTTTCGCTTTCATCCAGAGTTGACTGGCGGCTTGTAGTCGTACACTCTCCATTACGCACCTCCAATCTTTTTGATTAACTTGCCGAGATCCGGCTCTTCCCATTCCTCGAGCGCACCGGAGCGATCCTTGGCCTGCCATGCCGAGTCGCCCTTGCATTTCAATCCGTGCCAGATGTTGCCCTCAGAATCTTTCTCAACGCGCAGAGCTAACAGCTCGTCAAAAAAGTATGGGAGCTGCTGACCAGTTTTGTTGCCGGGCATACTTGGGGCGTACAAAATCTTGCCAGTTTCATCCGTCATCTTTTCTAACTTCGCGGTCATGTAAACGTGCATCGGTAGATCTCGGAACGCACGGATCAAGTCCGTCATCTGCTCCTGCATTGCACCGTATGCCTGCCTTGGATCCTTGGCCTGCTTTTTCTCATGGTTCAAGACGACCTCGGCAATCTCCGAGATTGAATCGAGCGCAACAGATTCATACTTCGATCCATTCTCAACGAGCCAGAGATACGCATCGCGTAAATCAGACATCGATCCAACTTTAATGAACGGTAAATCTGCATCCTTGATACTCAGCAATCCGCCCTCGGCAGAACAAATGATTGGATTTGGTAACGTTTTGATCAGCGTAGTTTTACCTGCGCCAGCTTGACCGTACACCAACAGTTTTATATATGTCGTCGAAACATCCGACGTGTTTTGCACTTCAATAGCCATATGGCCTCCTTATGTTATGGCGGTCTGAAATCAGTTCGCCAGTTAATTATCTTAACAAAGTTTCTCTGGAATTGCTATATAACCAGCCGACTCAATTAAGATCTCTTCGTAATGTAAAAAAGCTTCATCGCGATGTGCCGGACTTGCCATGTCGAGCAAGGGAAAGTGTTCGCCAATATCCTCAACGATCACCGACTCACCGTCTGACTCAACGACAAATACGCCTGCTTCATTAAAAACGCAATCAAGCACAGTCATGCTTGGGTCTTTTGACGACACTGATATCAGCATGACAATGGTTTTCGATTCGTTGTCCACTGGCGTAAATTTTTTCAGTTCCATAGGCTATATCGTAAACTTCGTCAATTTTAAGAAACAAAAGACATAATAACAGTAAGGCTATGATCGATCCTACCACCGCTAAAAATGCGTTAACTAAAATATGTATCCATTCTCTCATCAGTCTTTCTCCCATTTCTCAATCATGACTGGCGTCACAATATCCATAAAAATTCTGGCCTCTCGGTGCATCTCTCGGGCATACGAATCAAACTCGGTTTCTTCTAACTCGGCGTGATACTCGGCATACTCGAGCAGGTCTGGCAACTCTTTGTTGTCACGAGTGATCAACGCCCACTTGCCATCGACTTTTAAAATTTCTGGTATGGCGTGTTCACGGTCAGCCGCCATTGCTAAAAATAATAAGTTAACTTTAATTACAATCATTTTGGTCTCCTAATGTCAGTGCATTTCGCGCACATCCACTTGCGGTTTGTCTTAGTTATTCGGAAACGACCGCCATCAAGCGATCGATATTGATTACAGTAAGCGCAATGCCGCTCGCCAGTATTAATGGCGACGGCCTCACGCATCTTTTGCAACATGACGTTGTGTTTGCTCATGACAACTTGATGCTGAAGATAGCATTGTGAGTTGTGTACTTGCCAAGGATGTCTGAGTCGACGCCCATATCCGCGCACAAAGTTTTGTAGTCGACAACTTTGCGATTGGCCTCAACGTAAGTTGCGGTGACCAGTGCGCCCTGAACTTTTTTGACGTCGTTGGCCATGCAAAAATCTTTGAGATTGTCTTTGATTGCGTCGGCTTCCTTTTTGAGAGCAGCCATTTGCTTGGTAAGCTCGCCGAGTCGGTCAACGTTAAGTGTGTTAATTAGATTTTTTTCTGTGTTCATTTTGAATCTCCTGTTATTTTTGTTAGGACTGTCGGCTATTCCGTCTGTCCATGTAGGTTATTATAATGATATTGACGAACAACGCAAGCGCTTTTGTGCCTATTTATGAAATTAATTGTTACTGACGGTGGACGAAAAGACGCCGGGCTTCGAGGCAAATTCACCGGGGACTGTGTGATCCGCTCGATTGCCTTGGCCTCGGGCAGGCCGTACAAGCGTATATATAACGATTTCAGGGGCATGATAGCCAATAGGCTAGGATACGTCCCCGAGGACGGGATCCTGACGCAGAAACCAGCCTTCAAAAACTACATGATTGAGTCTGGGTTCCGCTGGAATATTACCTGCCGCATTGGCTCTCGTGACAGAGTCCATATGAACGCCGCCGAGCTGCCAATGGGCAGGCTAGTCCTATCGCTATCGAAACACTACACTTGCGTTATCGACCATATCATTTACGACACATACGACCCAAGCAGAACGCGCAACGGCAAGGGCAAGCGCATGGTGTATGGATTCTGGTCATTTGAACCAACTTGATTAGCTGAGTTTTTTTGTAGTTGTCGATCTCAAGTCGACGTCGATATTGTGCGTACATATGCACCTCCCTCGGTTAAAAGTTAGGCGCGTTCCTTCGACTGGTGTCTACTTCCGTCCGTTAGGATGAACGATGCCGCGATTTTAATCCCAGATTAATTTTCTATCAAGAGCTGCTAATGTTGCTAAAGTTGCTAAAGTCAGGCGAGTTAGGGGCGTTAGCCCCGTTGTTCAGACGCCGATCAGTCATTTTCACGCACCTCCAGCTTGTTTTTAGGCAATGAATGCAGCCATTCATCAACATCGCTGGCTAACCAACCGACCATGTGTTCCGATATGCGAATCGAGCTAGGAAAAGATCCGGCTTTTACCATTCGATATAGCGTGGTCGAGCTGATACCAAGCAGTTCGCAGAGTTCTCTCTTTCGATAAATTTTAAGTTGTTTCATTCAATATCTCCTTTTTACAGGCCACATCATGTGGCGTTATGGAGATAGTATAAGAAGTTCCGTTTGATAGCAAGCTATCGAACGGCGAAAGTTTGGACACCTAACCGGCTAGGTGTCCTTTTTTTATTTATATTGATTTAGTTCTTTTATTTCGATAAACTCAAAAAAAACGTCATAACTAGGAGAATCAAATGGAAGTGAAAGAAATTCAGCGATTGCTGTCCGATAGAAACCTGCGCGAGATTAGTCGCCGTACCAGTATTGGTTACTCGACGCTACGCGCTATCGTCAAGAATGAGGATGCCGATCCGAGCATCTCGACGGTCAAGAAGTTGATGGAGTATTTCTCGGCTACTTGCCCAAGTGGCTAGTTTTGGGGACATTTGGCAGGATCAAAATAAGCGTTTGGTCGATCCACCTGAAGTCCAACTCAAGAACGCAATCATTGATGCTGGCCTCGAGCCGCCATTGGAGATAATACTGGATGGCAAGATACACCGATTCAAATCAGGATCCAAAGGCCGAGGCGGTTACGGCGATAAGAG